CGGTGCTGGCGGTTACCGTGCTCTTTCTTCGCGCGCCTTTTCAAGTGGTGCAAATCAAGGCTTAACCGTTGCGGTTGGTGCCGGTGGCGGTGGTCGAGCAGCTGGTGGGGCTACATCAATTAGCGGCACCAACTGGACAACCTTGTCGGCTGGTGGTGGTGCAGCTGGTGCATACAACCCACCATATGGCGGCAATGGCGGCAATCAAGGATCAGGAGACGGAGCTACCACGGGTGGTGTTGGTTATTCAAACTTAGACAAAAACAGCAACCCTGATCCCAATAACTATTCTTATGGTGGTGGCGCAGGGTGGGCTGCTAACGGAGGAAACGCAGGAGACATTCTTGATGGACCGTTCCGTCCTGGCAACGGCGGCAATGGATCTGCAACGACGTATGGCTCGTACACAGGAGGAGCGGGAGGCCGAGGATATTCTGTGCAAATTGGAACCGGAGCAGTTGGTTCTAACGGCGCAAACTGGGGTGGGTTCGGTTCAGGCGGTCAAGCAGTCGATGGTGCCGGTGTGGTTGGTTTAGTCTACTTCCAGTACTATGGAGCACCATGATCCAAACACAATTATTTTCAACAGCAATCTTGTCTACGCACAGAGGATTCTTTGTTCTTGACAAACTCCCTAAGTTTGCAGCAGAAGTAGATGTTTGGGTTCAAACCCCGGCAGGTAACGAATCGGTCGATTTTGTTGACGTATTTGTTCTTCAGGACGGGACGCTGTTGGCTGCATGGGTCCACCCATTTCAAAAGCTTCCAATCCACAACTTGACAGTCTTTTGTGATGGTGTAGTTCAGGTTCTGAACCTTTATCCGCTTGAGCGTATTTTTGACGTTTATGACCGCCCTCTTGATTCGGGGCTCGGAACATTTACGTTTACAAAATCAGTAGCCATTGACGGGGGTGATTGGCGCTGCGATCGCGGCATGTATGGGGCAAAAGCTTTTGAACAAGAAAACCTTGATTCCGTCTTTCAAGAAGTTGGTCAGATTGTTGTCTATGAGCCGTTTCTTAATTTAAACGGTACGTCGCATTTGATTTACGTAGAGGCAAACGACAGAACTCAATTGGCAGAAGAAAAGGTCAACAACAGCATTGCTCCCGTAACCGGCCGCACGCTCCAGGAAACTATGCGCCTTGTTTATGAATGGTCGGTTCTTGCCGAAGATCCATTTAACAGCACAGACGAGGCGGCCACAGCAGCTAAGACATTCCTTGATTCCCTTGGGTTTACTACAGAGGAACGCGCAGCCCTAGCCTCTTTGCCACCTATGCAGATCAGCAACTACTTGGCAGGTAGCGAAACGGCCCGTGTCCGGCCATCAGGCATTTCTGCTTTAGATAACGCTATCAAGACAATGGTGTTCAAGCGCATGGCCTCATCCTCCTTGTCGGCTTTGTTCCAAATTCACGGAATTGAAGACACTTACGGACTTGCAGCATTAGAACAGGCCGAGCTCAACGCGGGTATTCAAAGGTTTAACGACTACTACGTCGAACCGATCAGTCCTGGAGATAAACCGTTCTACGACAACCAAGTCAGGTTCTTTGCCAACAAGCAGTCCATCCTTGATGGTGGACTAGGATTAGGATAGAATTAACCCATGAACCGTGGTCAAATTCGTACGGCTGTAAAGCAACGCCTAGCAATCCCTGCTTCCGGCGACGGCTTGCTTCCGGACACCACGATTGACTCTTTGATCAACCGCTCCCTAGCTACTATCTCAGCTACCAAGGAATGGCCTTGGCTGTTGGACACTCAGGCTATGACTTTTGTAGGCGGCTCGGCTACTGTCCCCAACGACTTTGTACGGGCCCGCCAGCTGGTTATTAACGATCTTCCGGTCATGTGGGTCCAGCTTGAGGACTTCCTTGACCCTGACCGCATGACGGCTACCTTTGCTTGGACGATCATCGGCAACAAGGCTCGGCTCAACCCTCTTCCGACAACCGATCAAAACGGAACTTTGTACTACTACCGTAGTGAGCCTGAATTGCTGAGCGACTATTCGACACCGCTGATGCCAGCTTTGCACCACCCTCTAATCGTGGCCTACACCTCGTACCTTGCAGCAATGGTTCGCCAAGACGAGGGACGTGCTGCGGTATACCAGGCTGAGTACCAAGCAATCCTTGACACCATGCGTGACGACCTGAAGCAAAACACCTCTCGCCGCATTCGGTATAGCCCTGGTTACCAACATGCTGCGTGGTCATAATGCCAGCCTTTACTTCTACATGGGATGACTTTACCGGCGGGTATTTCATTGGCGAGAACGATAACCGCCAGCCACGATCTACCTTTACTGGCGAAAACGTAGCCGTATCACTTAACGACGGATCTGTTGTTCCCACTAACGCCGTAGCTCAACTTCCTCTTTATTCAAACACCGAGTCTGTCGTTATTGAAAATAATTCTATTTATATAGACGCAGGATCTACTTCAAGTAGTTTTGTTACTGCCGCTGTGCAAGGAGGTTCATATCTATATTTTGCTGTTCAAATTACTACGACCTCAAGCAAATCTTTCAGAATGTACAGAGTGGGGCTTTTTAAAGAATCGAGCCAACAGCTTGTTTCTGTTAGTGACGCCGTAACTATCGACAACGCATTTAATATTAGTAATGTATTTACCACCAACGAGGGTGGTCAAGTTTATGCTTACGTTGGTGCAAAGGACAAAATATACAGATTTACCGGAACTGGCGCATGGAACGCAGTAAACCCTGCAGTCAAGACCGACATTACTCTTCCCGCAGGCATCACTAGCGTTGATGGTATAACTGTATGGAATGCAAGAATGGTGGCCTGGTCATCTACGACTGACTTTGTTTATTTTTCAGCCTCGCTTAATTTTAGCTCCTGGGATCCTATTGATTATCTTGCTCCAGGTTATTCAAACAACGGTGTCACTTGGGTGATACCTAGATACGACGATCTGTTGGTAATTAAGCCAAACGCTATTTATTCTATTACCGGAGTTCTTGGCGCAACTGCTGCTGTCCGTCAGGTTTCTGATGCTATCTATCCACTTGATACCGACTATTCGTCAATAGTTTCGCAATCAAACACCATGTTCTACCTTTCACGATTGACAGAACCTTACTATGCGAACATCAATTTCTTGTCCGGTCAACAAGTAGGGGTCGCAGCTTATCAAAACTTTGGTAGAGCATTTGAATCTCCGTATGGCGGCATAGACCATGCTACACCGCCAGCTCTTGCCGCAACAGCAAATGGTGACGTTGTGTGCACTTATTCAGTTAATGAATTTGGTGCTGGCGGGTTCTACGCCTTGATCAGAAATAGGTTTGGCGATTGGTTAAGAATCAAAAGCCATTCTTTAGATTTTTATTCTGTTCCTGTTGGCGGAGTATCGCAAAACAATAAATTCATTAGACGCTACAGCGCTGTAAATAACTACCAAACCCCAACAGGGACAAATGGTTTTTCGCCAAACGCAATGCTATTTATGCAAGTTGCTTCTAATACAGAAGACGGTTCCGGAAGTGTTAAATACGCTAGATACAAAGCTATTTCTTTTGGCATTTGGTTCCAGCAACAAATTAATGCAGGGCATGATTATTCAGGTTCCCCTTCTGTAATCGCTGACGCTGTTACAGAGGGAACAGTAATCCTTTCTGCGGTTGACGATCAAAAAGCTTCTACCATCCGTCGTGTTTATGTTGAAGCAACTCTTGACATGGACTATATGAATTACGACGACTTCACTGGGACTGCTCAAATGTCCGTATCTGTAGTTAATAGTGCTCCGGAAGATGTTGCCTATGACCCAACTTTAAACTTTGTATCTACAGAACGTACGTACAGCCAAAGCCTTGTAGACATTCCAAACACAACATCGTTTATTCCCAACGATGCAAAGGCGGCTCCCTATGTATCCGGAAACCCATACAAGAGGGTAACCGCTACCCGCATTCTTCGTTTTGACTCAGATAACATGGGCTACGGTTACAAGCACAATGTATCTATCAGATTTTCCGGCTTTAGGATTAAGCGTGTTTGGATTGAAGGAGATTCACGATGAATGAGGTTGTGTGGCGTCACCCACGCCAAGCTTACGAATTGGCCTACGTGCTAAAGAATGACCGAAGCGGGGCTTATGAAGAGTACGCTGCGGCGTTGCGGGAAAACATTGTTTCTTTGGAGGATAGGATTTCTCAGATGCAAGCTCAAATCGACGCTTTGTGGGCGGCAGCAGGCTTGTAGCAATACGCTACTATATATGGGATAATTGCCCTATGAACCTTCAAGTTGTCAAAGATGTAGCTACTCGCCTGATCGCCCTGTTTGTATCCAGCTCGCTCGGCATCATTACCGGTTCGTCGGTCATCGACGCATTTGCTAAGGATATCAGCGTTCCTCTTTGGTACAAGGCTCTTCAGGCTGGCGGCGCTGCCGTGGCTTTGGTTGTCTACGATCTCAGTAAGGCTCTTAGCGACGGCAAGCTCACCAAGGCTGAAGTCGACAAGGCATTTGGCGTAGACCGGGACAAGCACAGTGCCGCGTAAGTATCCCTATTATCCTGCGAAAGACCATGGTAAAGCCCGTCCTGGGACGGAAAAGCTGGCCGACCTTTGTAACCGCCGCTGGAAGACTAAGAACCTAGGAATCTACGCTTCGCGGCTGATGAGAAATTCCCACACCGCAGGCAAGACTGCCAAAGACCCGGGCATGGAGAAGTGGCTCAGCGTCCACGCTACAGGTGCTGCCGTTGACATTGGCTATGACGACCGCAAGGTCGGAGTAGAGATGTACGACTGGTTCATTAAGTACACCAAGGAACTTGGCATCGTCGAGATTCACGACTACGCCTTTGACAAAAACGTCAAGGATGGCAAGCCCGGTTACGGCCGCGGTTTTCGCTGTTCGCGAGGCGAGGGGAAGGCTGGGGAAAAATTATTCACCTCCGACGATAACGCTGGAAGTTTTGGGGGGAAGTGGTTGCATCTAGAGCTTGAGCCTGCAATGGCCGACGACCCCGAGCGCTTTGAAGCTGCTTGGCGAGCACTCCCTAAGCCTGGCTGATCATGACTGCTGCTTGGTCTGCTCTCCTGGTGGCCCTTATATCGGGACCACTTATGTGGGTATTATATAGATTGGACAAGCGCAATACTAGTCAACACGGCCAAGCTGTTGATCTTATCCACTCAGTCAAGCACGACGTAAAGGAAGTCAAGGATATGCAGGTTTGGATGGACATGAAGCTTGACAAACATATCGACCAGGACCACGATGCCAAGCACTAATGACTATTACGACAAACTGAAACTGCAGCTAGATGCCGCAGCCGTAGCCAAGAAGGCTGCCTTAGATGCCCAGCTTGAGCGGGCAACCAATGCTCAGTTCGGGGCTGACGGCAGTATTACCAAGCAGGGCACCGGAACTCTTGACGTAAACTACCAAAATGAAAACAGAACAATTGGTACAAACGCAGAAAGTTCCGGTACTTTAAGGTCGGGTCAATATGGCCGCAAGCTTACTGAGAATGAAACCGACTACCGATCCCGTGTTACCGGTGCTAAGGCAACGACAACAGCAGCAAAGGACGAAGTTGACACTACTACGGCGTCTCAGTTGGCTCAATATCAAGCAATGTATTATACTCCACCGGCTAAAACAACAACACCAAAAACAACGACACCCAAAACTGGGGCTGGGGCTCAAGGCACAAGTTCGAAAAAAACAGAATCGACCACCCCGCTTCCTATCGGCGCAAACGTTTTTACTCCAGGCAGGCCGGTTGTAACGCCAAAACCCAAAGCCTTAAAACCGGTTAATTCCGGCAAAGCCCCTGTTACCATGAGCCCTGCTGCTGTCACCGCATACCAACGTGCTTTTGGAAGGAAAAGATAATGGCTCCATTCCAACGGTTCTCCAATGAAATTGCTGCACGACAAGCTGCCCTTCAGGCAGATACTGCCAATGTAACCAATATGTCGGGCGCTCTTAGTAGTATCGCCGCTCAAACCGGAAACCCTGGTGCTGTATACTCCCAATCACAAATCCCCTCGATTGGTGGCTTGGCAAATATGAAAGCCACAACAGATACAATGTCAAACCAACGTACAACAAATTCTAAGAATCAGGTCAAAGACCTTCCTGGGTATGTTAAATCGTATCGGTCATATCTAAAGTGGCGTTATCCGTCTCGTTATGGCGGTGGTTCAGGATCAAATTATGGGATTACTCCAAACACTTCCTACGGTTACAGTATTGATGACTTGACTAACGAAGGATTCCCTGCACCGCCGTTACCAGGAGGGATGAAGTGATTGGTTCACTTAACCAGCTATACAACGCCGCTATGGGAAAACCAACAAAGCGTCAGTTTGTAAACCCTATGGCCCAAGGGTCACGGGCGGGCGAAACTCCACAAGGCTACGGCATGTGGGACAAGACCGGGATGAACCCGACAGGCACAGGTTTCCAGTCTCTTAATGATATTTTTGGTACACGCGGTCAGGTTGAAACCGTACAAGGTGGAGATCCGTACGCTTACAGGAATCAACTAGCCGACAGAATGGCAGCTAGCAAGCGTCCAATTCCTGGCGGAGCAACCGAGTTTAACGACGTTTATATGGGCTTGCTAAACAGTCGCCCATCCGGTGGACTTTCTCAAAAGGGCAAGTACGGAGGCTTCTTTACTGCTGACGAACGCAACAAGGCTATCGAAGGCGGAGCACTACAGCTTTCCGGTGAAATCCCTGGTCAGTTGCGAACACAAGCCCAGGGTCGTTTTAATCAGTTG